AGGATTCTGAAATTGCTTGGGTAGTCGTTGTCTCTAAGCCACCTAACCAACCACCCCTTGTAACGCCGTCTGTGATTCGCACCGCCTCCATCAACGTGGTCGATAGCTAGAAATTCCTCGTGCGCCTCCCCACAACAGGAGCATGAACGGCCATAGCGATCGAGCGCTTTTTGCCTGAGATAGCTGTAAGAACCGTGCTCATGCTGCCTACGTACGTTGTAAAGCCGGTGTAAGACACGGCGCACCGTGGCGTCATCAATGTCAATCATGTGTCAAGCGCCTACCTTGCAATCGAGGCAATACTTCGCCAAATGGCCTGGTTGGCCGGCTTTCTCGCATAGCGAGACCGCACGGGCTTTGGCACGAGCGGCAACCTGCGCAGAAGCGGCGGCGGTCATGGCGAACTTCTTGGCGAGCTTGGGGCCGCAACCGGGGCATTTGACCTTCGTGATCCTCACGCCGCAGCCGCCTGCTGGCGCTCCGAGCGGCCGGCTGCTCCGCCGCCCTTGGCGCTGGCGCTCTCGTTCTTCTGCCCAGTCTCATCCCCGCCCTGTTGCCTATTTTGCCCATTCTGGGCGGGTTGCTGGGCCATCATCTGTTGCTGGAGCATCATCATGGTGTGCTGGAGGTGGACGCGCATCATGTTCTGGACCGAGGGCGGGAGCATGCGGTACTCCTCGCTGAGCATCCACACCCGGTGCCGCCCGTAGTGGAACTGGTGGTTGTCAACGAGCGGATCGACGTTGATCGGGAACGGCGGGAGCTGCTCGATCGGGGTGATCAGCTCGCCAGATTCGGGGTCGAAGTGTTGGCGCGCGTAGTCCACGACGAGCCCGTGCTCCTTGGCGATGGCGTCGTCGTCGTAGTGAGTGTCGTTCATCAGCTCGTGGACCTGGAGAGCGCGGATGACGGTGAGGCGCACCATCGGGTCCGTGATGTCCACGAGGCCCATTTGCATCGCCTGCTCGTAGGACGCGCGCTTCTGGAGCTGGGTTTTGGGCTGCGCCGACCCGGCCTCGACCCGAATATCGACGCTTCCATAAAGCGAAGCGGCCTTCACTTTAGCTACTTGCCACCTAGCCTCTTCGCCTTTAATAGCGAAAAATGACTCGTCCGGGGCGTTGTTGCGGAATAAGAGGAAGAGCTGACGGGCGAGTTCTTGATAGCTCTGCTCCCAGCCGAAGTAGAGGTTCGCGAAGCGCGCTTGGGCGCGCTGCTGGAGGATGTTCATCGCGTAGCCCGAATCGACGCGGCCAGGTGCGGCGCCCTGGAGCACTTCCTCGATACCGGCGATCTTGAGCATCTCGTTGTCGATTTGCTCGAAGCGCTGCGGGAACGCATTCGGGAGACGGGCACCCTCGATACGCTTGGGCTCGCCCACGTCCTTGTTGAAGGAGATGATGGCGCCCTCTTCGCCGGGGATGGTCTTGAGGTCGTTGCCTTCGGGGATGGCCCAGATCCCGTTCGCCATGCGCGCGAAGTACAGCTCGACGGCGGCCTGAAGACGGTTGCGGTTGCGCTGCGGACCCTTGAGGGAGTCGGCCGGGCCTGTACAGTAGTGCGCGCCGGGTACGGTGTCGTAGCCCCAGTGGACCACGGGTAGGAACGGGCGCCCGCGCTTGAGCGGCGTGCCGTCGTGGTAGGTGAACTCGGCGTGCGCCTCGAACACGGTGTCGGTGCCGCCGATCCGGGCCATCGCGCCCTTGGGGTAGTCCTTGCATGGGAGGATCAGGAGGTCATCGACGGTCTCGGAGTTGGTAAACAGGGTGCCGCCAGCGCCGTGCGTACCGACCACGCCGCCGCACGCCAGCCGGATGATCGACTGGAGGTAGGTCATGCCAAGGTCGCTCGGGGCCGCGTAGCCATCGAGCCGCGCGCCCTTGCCGGGATACTTGTTCTGGACCCACTGGAGCGAGCGCAGCCGGCGGATCATAAGCATGGGCTGGTCTTCGATGCGCTTGATCGTGGGATCGACCCACATCTCGAACGGGGTGATCACTTCGAGGTAGGGAGCGCCGCGAGGCACCTCCGTGCCCCCGGCCATGTCCTCTTCGAGCGGGACTTTGTGTTTGGGGCACTCGTTCCCTAACTTAGCCGCTTCGGTCGCGGCGAACTTCTCGTCACCCTTGGGGCAGATCCAGTTCGGGACGGTGTCGGTCTCGCCCGCGTCGGCGTCGAACCCCGCGAGCGTATACATGTTGTTCATCACCACGACGCCCTTCGACAGCTCGGCGCGCAGCGAGTCAAGGTGCACGACTTGCTCGATGTGGTTGATGACCAGCTTTGCCATGTCGGCGGCGACGCGGTCGTCGTCCTTGTCGGAGCCTGGTGCGAACGAGAGCGAGGGCTCGACGCGGCTCAGCTCCGCATCCACGCGCCCGAGCACCGCCTTGAACATGTTCGTGACGGGCGTGGGCGTGCCGCGCTTCAGCGGGATGCGCCGAAACCGCTTCGAGTGGTATTCGATCCACTGGTGTTCGAGCATGAAGAGCATATTCTCGTACATGCCGCGTAGAATCTCGTTGCGGCCGTTCGAGAGCCGCGCCTCGAACTGGGCGCGGGTGCTCAGCAGCTTGGAGTGAAAGTCGCTATCAGGCATAGCCTTCGCTCGCCTCCTCCTCGGTCGCATACATGCAGTCGGGGTCGCCGACCTTTACCGGGGCAAGCGGGTCGTAGGTCGCGGCTTTGGCGAGGGCGACTTTCGCATCGAGATCACGGCCCTTCGCGCGCTCGTAGGCAGCCGAGATGCCTGAGCGTCCGTAGACTTCCATGAGGCGATCAGCCGCGAGATCAGCTCGCTCAACTGCTTCGGTGAGTCGGCGGTGAGCGTCTGTAAGATCATCGTGCGTTCGTGCCAGTTCGTGCTCAAGCCTTTCCACCACGCGGTCGTATATTCGACGTTCCGCTTCGAGAAACGCTTTTGCGTCGGCGATACCAGCTTCGTAGCCATCGCTGAACCTCCGCCAGAATTTCATAGGTAGTCCTCTCGCTCGTCGTAACTTTGGTCGCCGCCGAACCAGTGGCCCCAGCCGCTCGCATCGGCGAGGCGCTGAGCGTCGCGCACGCGCCACGCCCGCGCGGACCCGTCATCGAGTTTGCCGGTCTCGCGGTCGAACCGGCTGATCGCCGCCAACTCCCGAGGCGCGTGACCACCGGGCGCCCATGCCTTCTTGAGCGCAGCGCTGAGCGCGTCCGACAGGTCGTCGAACTCGGGGTTCGGGTAGTCGAGCAGCTCGCCCTCTAGCGCGGCCATGCCCTCATTCGTCGAGTCCACGCCCTCAAGGAAGTAGATCATGCCATTCGCGAACCGGGACTGGAGGCCGCTGATGCGATCAGGCTTGGAGACGTTGCCGCCCTCCCAGTCCAACAGCAAAAACGGCTTGCGACCGCGCTTGAACTCGGTTCGGAAAATGTGCACGTACAGGATCTGCATGGCACGCTGTTCGAGGTGCACGGACTTGGGCGACCACTGATCGACGAGCGAGAACGTCTCGTTCACGAACTGATCGACGCCCCAGCGTTTGCGGATCGCGCGCAGCACGTACCAGTTGTTGTCGGGCGCGACGGCCAGCACGATGATCCCGAAGAAGTCGCCCTCGCGGTGGCGGGCTTCGCCGCTCCCGCTCACCACGTTGCGGTCTTGGGTCTTGCCGGGCTCACGCGCCGACGTGGGGTCGATGAAGATGAAGATGTTGCAGTCGGTAAGCCTGATCTTGCGACCGGGCTTGCCCTCGTAGTCCAGCTCGACGAGGAAGTCACCTTCGCGGCGCGCATACCGAAACCACTTCTCGTTGAACCCCAGCTTCTCGTCGTCGCGCGGGTTGTTGTCGTATTGGCAGGAGAAGAAGAACGGGTTCGAGCGCCTGAGCGCGAGCGCCTTCTGCACGTCGCACTGGGTGAAGATCATGTTCTCGCGCTTGAAGTCGCGGGTTGGGGCGCCGTCCTTCTCGCACCAGCCGCGCAGCGCCACGAGCGTGTCGGGCTGGGCGCGCATGATCCGAGAGTACGGGTCGAAGAACGCCCACCGCGTGCCGCAGATCCTCCGCTCCGAGGAGCGGAGGTTTGCGTACATCGGCGTGAGGTTGTCATACGCCGAGCACACCTTGTCCATTTGGGCGCGGGGCAACTGATCCCCGACTAGGTCGTCTACCAGTTGCAGTGTGTAATGCCCTCCTACGAGGGTACTGCCTACACCCGATGCTCGTATTGAGGGGTCGGTGTAGACCCCGCGACGTTTGAGGATCAGCGAGGTCGCTGACCATTTTTCCTGCTCGCCCCTTGGGGGAACGATGTCACCGTAGAGGGCGAGGAACTGCTGGCCCATCTCCCCAAGCCCTTGGAAGAGCTGCTTGATCGGCAGCATCATTTGCTCGGCCATCGCGACGTTGTGCGTGTAGATCAGAATGCGCTCTTCTGGATTGCGGATCAGGCGCCACACGCAATAGCTCTGGGTGAGCAGCGTCGTCTTGAGGTGGCCTCGCGGCACCAGCGCCATGCGCTCTTGACTGAGGGTGCGGCCGTCCGGGCAGCGCCAGCCGTTCGGCGCTTGCCAGGTCCAGGCCAGGTCGCTGTGGAACGGGACTTCGAGCGTGGAGCCCTCGCCCGGCTGCGCGTTGAACGCGCAGATGTGCTTCGCGAAGAAGTAGAGGTCTTCGCGGCCCCGGAGGCGCATGTACTCGACGTATTCGTCACTCGTAAAGAGTGCGCCCTTGGGACGGCCCTCCGCGAGCCAGAGCGTGTACTTGTCGTGCAGCGGGCGCAGCGCGTCGGTCATCCAGAACAGCGGCGGCGCCGGAGGAGGGATCACGAGGGAGGTGAGGCGGCGGACGTTGCTCATCAGCTTCCACGCCGATTCGCGTTCCGCATAGCGGCGACGCAATAAGTAAGTCGTTTACGTTCGGCGGCACTCAGGTCGTAAAAGTTCTGTCGCCAGCGAAGCACATGTTGAATCAACCTCGCGCGCTGGCGCTTCAACCTCAAGAACGGCTCAATACAAGAAAGAAAACTTACGGCTTCGGCCCGCGCAGCAATGCGCCAGATCCACGAACCTTTCCAGCCGTTCATTGGCTTCTTGTGTACGTAAAGCCTGCCGCCATACAGCCTTACCAGCCGGTCAAGAGATTCCTTGTCTGTACTCGACGCGGAAATGTTCACCTTAAAACCGCCATGGTAGTTGTGGAATCCAAACGAGCCCTCCCCATCCATAAACCCGGCTGTGTAAGCGTGCTCTACTTCCATGTATGAGGACAACTCCCGTGTCTAGCTTTGGCGGCATTACATGACCAGCACCACAGGGTGCACTCGGCAGGCCAGCCCCGGCGCTGGAGATCGACGAGCTGCGCTTGGCCGTTGTAGCCGACGGAGCGGCGGTGATCGTTCCCACCTCCGTTGCGGTGCTCCACGGTCAGGAACTCGGGGATAGACTCGCCGCAACAGGCGCACTGGCCGCCATACGCGGCGATCATCTCGGCCCGGAGGCGCTTCCGGTAGTTCGCGCCGTTCAGACGGGCCTTCTCCCCGATAGTTACCCCGCGTCGTGGTAAGCGAACACGGGGGGCGCGGGCCGCGCCAAGTCTCACGAGCCGGACTCCGGCTCAGGGGTAATGTCGATAGCTTTGCGGTGAGCGAGCTTCGCGTCGTCGGATGCCACGGCGTCCATGCGCGCGATGATGGTCACATCGCCGACCTGGATCACGGGGCGCTTCGCGCTCCCGGCCTGGTCCCAGCCCTTGGTTTTGAACATGCGCTCCGTAGCCCACATCGCGAGCTGCGGCTGCGCCCACACCCGGCCCGCGTCGGTCCACTTGTGCTTGAAGGCATCCTCGACGAAGGCAATCGCGTTCTCGCCCTGCGCTTCGAGCCGGGTGCGCTCGGCCTTACGCTTGCGATCGAGGATGGCATCATCGTCGCTGGCGTCTTCGGCCTCCAGGTACCCGAACACCTCCCGCGCCGTCGCCCCTCGAATCCACAGCCCCAGCGCTCGCGCCTCGATGCCCTCCTGCTCGGCGATCGAGGCGAGCGTAACGCCCTGCGCCATTGCCATCTTCACGCGCCGGCCCCGCTCAAGGAACTTCCGGTCCTCGGGCGTGAGTACCCCGGTCTCCAAACGGTTGCGCAGCGCAACGGCCTTCGCGCCTCGATCTGTTGCCACAGCCACCCACTCCTATAACACCGTTTGAAACTTGTCAACTAGCGCATGTGGGATATGCGCAAACGCTGTGCCAACCCTCGCAGCTTTGCCACGAATGTTAACGCGGACCTACTTAGCCTTGCCTGCGACCTCAAAAGCACCGCAAAGCGCCGTCGCGAGCGCCGTCGCGGCGACGAATTGGGTGGCCCAAACTACGCTAGAGGGAGAGCATATATCCAGGGCTAGGGACAACCGCGTCGGGGGCCATGCGGGTGCGCATAGCAAAGGCGATAGGCAGGACAATATGCGATATCGTATACGATATCATCTATGATATCATTGTGGTCATACTTATGGTCATCTTCATTAGCAAGATGCGTGCCGTGCACACCTTGGCACGGTCTTTGCTCTTCTTTCCTCATCCGAGGTCAGCGGCGCCGCGACCCTATGCGACCTTGCATGCGTGCGGTGGTGGCACATATGTGCCAGAGCGGCACAAACGCGACATCGCCAACGAAATCAAGGACTTAGCTCTGGTTTGACGTGCGGTCTGCGCATTTTGGTGGCACACTTGCGACACTGGCAAAGTTTACAAACTTAGCCTTTTCAGCACGTTAACGGTGGCACGGTCCTGGCACTAGCACCGGATCGGTGGCAAGGTGAGCGGGATGGCGGAGGTCAGCGCAGCCGAGCGGGGCTCCGCAAGAATAGGAGAATAGCATGGCATACGGTCAGTGGTTCGCGATCACGGCGAAGTTTGCAGGTACCTGCAGACGCTGTAAACAGGGATTCGCTGCCGGAGAGAAAATTCAGTACAACAAGCAGTATGGCACCTATCATCCGAAAAGCGTTTGTCCTGGCAAGCCGCAAGTCGAGACGCAGGAGCAGGAGCAGGCGAGCGCCTAGTCAAGACGCATAGCCACGGCTACAGAGCCCCCTACGGGGGGCTCGA